ATAACAGGTTCATTCGTTCCGTTCTTTTTATTAGCGCGGATCTTGTGCATGTTTACATGTATGTATGTTGGTTTACTCATTAGCTTTGCACATCTATTTTTAAAGAATCCATCCAAATAACTATCATGATGAGAGCTATAATAATTTTAATATCCCAAAGAAAATAAACAATGGTTGCGAGATGCCAGACCACAGCCACGGTAAGGCTTATTAACAGGACCGCTCGAAGGATCCACATCGTTTCCGATTTATTCATGATGTTCCCCACTTCATTTCTTTCCATAACATCTTTAATGTTTTATCGTAAGTTATAGCAAACCTAAGTTTCTGGGTTCGAGGACGCCACTCGCCTTCAAGTCCTTTAACCTTACCACGTTTATGTTTTTCAAAAATAGCCTCATCAAATAAATCGTTTTTCTTTATCCAAAAATCTTTTTTCGGCGCGGACTTTCCATAAAATTTAAAATTACAAGCGGCATAAATAATGCCTGTATGTGCCGAACAATCGGCGTAAGATAAAACAGACCTCACAAGAACCGATTTTTTTAATAGTTTAAGACACCTAGAAAGGAACCAACTAGCGGCGTTATGTTCTTCTTGTTGTACATCGGGACGTAACACAAATCTCGATAACTCCCAAAGACCCCCTTGTTCGTTTCTATCTAAACCATACATACCCTTAGCTATTTCAGGAACAGGCAAACCTGTAAAAATACAAAGCCCTACAATGTCCATATCCTTATTAAACAACCCGTAATTCTGGCCTGTTTTAAAACCTTTATTACCCTCAGTCTTAGATAAGTAATGATATTTTTTAAGTAAGTCTAAACATTGATTTTTTTCAACATTTTTTATTTTATAATCCGATTTACTCATGACCGTTTTCATGACCGACGGGCGCGGTCGGCGTGCCGTGATCTGTTTTCCATCTATCTACATCCACATACCACTTACCGTTTCTGGCGCTCTCTTTTACGTTAAGATTAATCCATTCATCCTTACCGCTATCCTCGCAACTCTGTAACCAAGCCATCAAAGCTTCACGTTTAATACTAAGCTTGCACTTGATCCAACTTGGCGCGTTTTCATTAGGCTTCTTAGCCATCATGCCGTCAACAAATATACTCATTTTTTAATTCCCTTTCCAGATTAACCCCCAGTTAGAGAATCAAAAAAAATAACTGGGGGTCAGGGTCCACATGCTAAAACCGGTTGTGTCGGGGAAACTTTAAAACCCCCACGGTCGGTTCATTCTTATTACATAACAGACTTGTATGGGATATGCAACACTTAATCGCATATATTATCAGGTATTTCTGCAAAATCTATATTATCACTTATCGTTAGTTTACAAGCGGGGCATTTACGTACCAGTATGCTGTCCGTTTTTTCTTGAATGGACAACTGGTGCATACAAGCGGGGCAAACATTACGCATCAACCGTCGATGTATTAAACCCCCGTTGTGATCGGATGTCTGAGCCATTACTTCTCGTTTTTATGACGTTCGAAAACAACACGTAGTTGCCCACCTATCGTTCGGCCTTCCTTTTTAGAAAGCTCTTTAATCTCTTCGTAAACTTCTCTTGGGACAAGTATACTTTTCCACTTTTGTGTGTCCATTTTTAACTCCATAGTTGTGCTTATCTAGGATGTTATAGGATAATATACAAGAATGCAAGAAAAACCCCCGCCCTTTAAGAAAAAATGAACAAAACTTTAAGGGAGGGGCCGTTGGGTTATAAACACCCAACACGGGAGGCTATTTAGCTTCTCCCCAAGAAGGTCCTATCTCTACGTCACATTTAGAAGGAACCTCAAGTGGGATAGCATTCTCCATTACATTAGCAACAGCTTTAGCTTCGTCAAGTGTTTTCACAGACATAGCTATTTCATCATGGATTTGTAGCATAGGAACAATACCTTGCTTGTATAAATCCACCATAGCTTTCTTAGTCATGTCAGCGGCTGAAGCTTGGATCAATCTATTCAAAGCTTTGTAAGTGTAAGCACGTTTTAACCGTGTTGTTGCGCCGTACTCCCGAACAGCTTCACGGTAAGGCATAGCCTTATTCATAGCAAAGGTATCGGGCTCCCATAAATCAAAACGGCACTTGCGGCCCAGTAAAGAATGAAGCGAACCTTTCGAAGACTTATCGTTGAGTCTATTCATGACACCTGTCATCAGGCCTTTTACGAACGGAACCCTAGTGTGATATTGTTTCGTGAGCGATTTAGCTTCGTCAACGGACACATCTAATTGTTCCGACAACTTGTTAACGCCCATTCCGTACATCATGCCAAGGTTGATAGTCTTAGCTTGCTTCCGTGGAATGTTAGCCATCTCTGCTACCATCGTATGGAAGTCAGTGTTAGGGTCATCGCTGTAAGCTTTAACAAACTCTTCAGCTCCTTGTAGAGGAACACCACGGGTCTTACCATAAACGTGAGCGTAATGAACCAAGATGCGCGGTTCCTGTTGCGAGAAGTCAATAGCCGCCCATTGTTCCCCCTCTTCAGGTAAAAACAAACTTCTAATCATCGGACCCAGTTCTGGATCTCGGGCAGGGATTTGTTGCAAGTTAGGGTTTGACATAGATATACGGCCCGACACGGTTCCGCCGTCATCAGACCTAATCTGGTTGATGTGCGAATGTATACGTCCATCCGCCCTGCAATGCTTCATTATAGTATTTATAAAAGTACCCGACGTTTTGTTTAAGTTTCTAGCCTTGTTGACTAACTGCGCCAGTGGGTGATTATGTTCTTGTAAAAAGTGTTTCGTGAACGACGGAGCGCCTTTCTCGGTGCGGGGGTATTGTACACCTACTTTGTCAAAAGCTTTAGATAAGGATTGAGCAGCCCATATTTCTACGCTACTTCCGCTAACTCTTTTAATTTCAGCTAGGACTTCTTTTTCTTTTTTAAGTAAGTAGTCTCGTGTCCTCTCAACGCGGTTCGTGTCAATACGAACGCCCTTCATGGTCATGTCCACAAGGCAGGGTAGTAAGTCCAACTCTAAGTTAGCTATCGGCCATAAGTTTTCCTGACCTAACTTTACAGAAAAATAATTATACAGTTCCAAGGCTAGTTCCGCGTCGCCTTCTGCGTAAGGACCGACATACATAGCGGGCATCTTCCACATCTCTGCTTTTGGATCTACACCAAATTCGCGGGCGGCGGCCACTAATGCTTTCTCCGACTTCACTTTGTTAAGGTGGTCATATGATAAAGCATTCAGACTGTAGCTAAAACGATTTTCATCCAACAAGGAGGCTAGAACCATAGTGTCTATTATTCTACCATTGACTTGGAAACCCATGGCCTTAATCCAACCCAAGTCATATTGAGCGTTGTGCATAATCTTTTCAGCAGGACATTCGAATACTTTTTTAAGCCAACGGTTGACAACCTTTTCGTCAAGGTTTCCCCCCCCGAAGTGTCTAATAGGTATGTAACCCGACCACTCATCCACGGCTATTGCGTAACCAACAACCTCTCCGTCTTTCGTCGCCCACCCCGGCCCATTCTTCTTTAAGTTCGGGTCGCGCGTTTCCACGTCAATAGCTATTTTCTTTGCCTTCGTAAGGTCAGGCAACTCTAAAGGTGGAATCCATTCGGATTTAGGAGCAAACATGCTCATCTGTAATTGCGGCACACTGTGTCCTATCCGATTAATTGTTCTTCAATTGCGAACTCAGCTCCGAGAGCCGTGTACCCTGCTTTATCTATCCATGAGTCTTCGTGGTCAATACCATTCATTAACCTACAGGTTTTAATCCAATCCATCATAAGAGCAACGTGTGAAGGTTCGATGGTACCCTTCAATCCGTAGCACTCCCGAAGTATGATAGTCCAACCCTCCGCTATACGTTTATGGTTGCGATACGCTGACCCGTAGTCTTGCTCACGCTTACCGTTTATTATCTTTTTAGCTTCGTTAAGTACCTGATCTCTTTTCATGTTATTCTTTCCGTAGCAGTTAATGGTTTAACAAACGTTAATAAAGTCTTATAAATCATAGCTTCTTGCAACATCTTCTGCATCTACTATGAACAAATTCTGTTTAGCTCTTGTGACCCCAACATAAAAGACTCGGTGGGTGTCATCAGGGTGCTGTTGAAACTGTGCGTCAGCGGCGGGGGACAAGTCTGTAAAGATAACAACGTTTTCAGCTTCGCCGCCTTTTGAGCCGTGTATAGTTGAGGCCGTGATGCGCGGTACGCCGTTAAACTTCTCGCCTCGTCTTAAAAGAGCTGTAACATAAGCTCTATCGGTAGCGGGTAACTTATCCATAGCTTCATTCCAAATACACTCGCTGATGTCTTTAGTTTTATCTTCAACATCCACGGTTTGTATAAGGCCGTGTTCCATAATTAATTGGTTAAGAGTAACGAAATCGTCATCATCCAGATGGGGTATCTTTTTAAAACCTCTAACCAATCTACCGCGTATAGACATGTAACTATAAATGATACGTGCTATACGTCCTGTCACCTCATTACCTTTTCTTAATTGCTCCCAACCATTTACCGCTTCACTTATCTTCTCGCTAATGCTCCGTCGGCCGCGATAATTAAATAGATATCCATTAGATCTTAAATCATTGGCTACAGGTGTTAATTGATAACCCGCTTGTGAAAGTATCAGCCACTCACCTTCCGACATATCTAATGAATTTACGGTTGTTATTCGAGAGACACAACCACGGTCAGACCTAGGCTCATACCGTTTCGGAAAGCGGCTTGTTATTCTTTTAACGACATTCTCAGCAACTTCATGAACGTCGCGTGGTATGCGGTAGGATTGAGAAAGTGTTTCGGACCCACCCTCCAAGTTGATAAAGTGGTCAACGTCCGCACCCGCCCATCTATAAATAGCTTGGTCGTCATCCCCCGCGCAGTACATCTTTTTAGAACGACTGTCCAACATGTGCGCTATGTCCCACTGTAGCGGTGACAAGTCTTGGGCTTCATCTAAAAAACATAAATCAAATTCAGGGCAAAAGGTAGATCCACCCTTGGCAAAGTTATCTAACATATCCGTAAAGTCGTACAGCTTTAAACTTTCTTTATATTCTTTTAAACACTTACTTACAAAGTTAACCGTGTTCCAATCTTGATCTACATTAGATATGTTATATTGATCTCTAAGAGAAACCTTACGAAGACGGGCTAAGTTTATTAAACCTAGTATTGGATCACTACCCGCTACCATACTCGGTATATCATCTTCAAAGGACGTGTTCTTTTGACCACCCAGTTCAACCCCCATAGCCCTACTTAATTCTTTATAATTCTGCTCTTGCATAACTTGCTCGGGCCTAATGTCGGACATAGTTAAAGCAAGGCTGTGTAGTGTTCGGAAAAATATTAAATCTTTTTTAGGGTCTAAGTTAAACCTTGCGGCGGCCCTGTCCCGTGCTTCGTTGGCCGCTTTACGTGTAAAAGCAAGAAAGGCTATCCTTTCAGGAGGCGTGCCTTCTTCCAAAGCTCTATCTACCATGTTTAGAAGGGTTGTGGTTTTTCCTGTACCGGGCGGTCCAAAAATCCTAAACATCTTTACTTAACTTTTTTATTATCTTAGCATTTTGTTTTTCGCGTTTATAAATCTGCAAAACACGTTGTTTTGATATACCCCAATATTTGCCAACAGCCGTCATTGTCATACGGTCGTTATCAACCATCTTAACAATTTCAAGGTCCCGAATATTTCTCAAGTGCATTTCCTCGTTTGTCAAAACGGTGCCTCCTCTTGACCGCCAAAGGCAGGGGTTTTTAAATCAACATCTCCATTTTCAAAAGCAGGGATTTTCCAAACCCTAACAGCTCTTCCCTTAATTTTAAGAACCATACTGTCGCCGTTGATGTCACGTAACCTTTGTGCAATTTTATGTGATTTATATTCAAAGAACTTATTCTTTTTAAGATAGCTTTCGAAATCTTTAAGTCTAAAGAAAGTAATACCTTCGTCGTCATCGGTCCACGGTCGGCGGAGTAAGATCTCTTCTTTATCTTGCGCCTGCTGTAGGTGGCTACAGAACTCTTCAAGGTAGTCGTAAAACTGTCCGCTAATACTAGCGTCCTGAGCTACCTCTATTATAGCGCTTTCATTATCTCTCATCTCAGTCATTAATGTGCTGATACGGCTTTCCCATTGCTGTTTAGCAACAGACCTTGGCATAAAGCTTAATTGCTCCATACAAGCCTTTTGAAACATGGGTTGAGACATTAAACCGTCTGTATCAAGTTCCAATGGTTCGCCGTTCACGTCCATAAACCAAACGGGAGGTGTTGAATTATACTTTCTTAGGTTAGCTATGGTGGCTCCTGCAACAGCCGCTCCAATTCCAAACTTACGTGTTCGGCAAAGTTCTTTGTTGCAGTACGAATTTATAGGTGCGTCGGAGCATTTATAAGCGTAGTCTTTTCTATTCAACTGTTTAGCTACAATATTGACTTCAGGGAGCGGCAAGGGCGGGGAAAGATACTCCATGTTATATCTTAAGATCTCAGACTCCCAACTATCAGGATAAGCCTTTCTAAGATAAACGCCTATATTAAATAGCCCGTTGTTCCTTCCACCTTCGGATATTCTTTGCTTGCACAGAACCTGTAGACAAGGCGGCCCGTCGCGCATTAAATTAGTTTCACCCGTATCAACAATCTGAAGTTTTATAATCTCTTCTGGAGTTTGCGCGTGTGTGTCGTAAAGCGTGTAAAACTCTTCTAAGGTCGCTGAAGTTCCATCGTCCAAAAACGCATAGCGTAGACCATTCTCGTGGTCATAGTAGGGTAGGTTTAAAAAGTTACCAACATCACCCCTGTCTAAATGTAGTTTAATTTGTTTTGGGAATATTTCGCTGTCCCCATACCCGAGCGCCGATGACATGTTTTGAAGAGACTTTTGCATGTCCTTGGCGTCAACCCACTCCTTAGAAAATAAGAAGCAATGTGCCCCGCCCGATTTTGAGCGGCAGACAACTAAGGGTAATTTTAACTTACGAACTTTTTCAATAAGCATTTTGTGGTCTAGAGGGTATTGGTCAACGTCGATACAACCCCACTTACACATGTTATCTGAATTTATGGGTATTATACCTAACCCACTACCTGTACCGGTTAAATGATTTTCCCAAAGTTTTTGTGTTTGTGGTTCGCGTAAGACCCCTGCCTTACCTTTTGCTTTACCGTTCGAACCTGTGTTCTCGATTTTGAAGTAGCCGTGAGCTTCCTTCAGCCCATCGAAGATGGACATAAATTTTTGTACTTGCATGCTTGATCCTATAAAAAATGGCGGGGCAACCCGATAGCTCCAGTGTTACCCCACCCAACCGACTACTGATTAAAAAGGTGTTTTATCACTTTTCTGGTCATCGTCAGTATGCTTTACCACGACCTCACCCGCAGTAATGCTTTCCGCAAAAGCTTTAGCCCTAGCGTAAAGATCTCCATCTTGAATAACGCCTTCGCAGGACATTTCCCAACCATGCCATGAACCTTTAGAGTTTTCTTCAGACACTGTTTTCAGATGGTATATGTGACTGTATCTTGGCGGCGTAAACGAGCCGTTTTTACCTTTGACAGTTCTAGAAGCCATCATCGAGTTCCACTTACGACTTTTCTTAAGTTGGGTTGATTTCATAGCTATAAGAGCTGTTTCCATCGTTCCATCTTCTTTGAGAAGTAAAACAAAGTGTTGATGTGTTTCTTCAATATATGAACCATCGCCGCCGACAACATATTCTTTGTTGTCATCAGGGGACCTTTCAGTCTTTGGACGTTTTTGAGAAGGGTCAAAGATAGCGATGGGCGCTCCATTTCCAGAACCCCTTGGCGACCATTGAATAAACCTTCTTTGATAAGCGCAAGGCACAACACGCACACCAACTTTACCTTTGTAAGGCGTCGACGTAACTGTATTGTAAATATCACCTTTCCGCGCCTCTTCATTTTCGTCCAATACAGGATCCAAGCCCGATAGTATTTTTAGAAACGGTAGAGCTAAGTCTTCGGTTCCCATGTTATCCATCCCCGCACCTGCGTCCATTTCCATCATCGCAGGGTTAAACGCCGCGATGTCATTCTTTGCTGTTTC